CACGCACTCCAAGTCCATACTGCTCTGTTACCAGCACTTGAGGGTGTTCTTGTTAAATATGTACTAGCCATTATGTAAACATTCCTGAATTATCTATTGTAGCAGGTGAAATTGTCATTGAAAAGTCTCGAGTTGCTGTTTGAGACTCTGCGTCAGTCGCTGTTAACGTGAAATTGTATGTTGTAGCAGTCGTTTGTGTTCCTGATTCTGTACCCGTAATAGCAGCCGTATTCGATACGGTACTACCTAGCGATAATCCTGTGGGTAGTGTTCCTGCTGTTTTTGTAATCGTAATAGCAGAGTCCGATGTTCCTGAAACATTAACACTGATTGTGTCTCCTTTTGCAAATGATCCTAGGCTTCCTGCCGCTGTGGTAAAACTCGGTGCGGTGGAAACGGTTAAATCAGCATTAGTAGATCGAACTGCTTGACCATTATTGTTTTCAACACGAATAAAATAATTAGATGCAGGTACACTGACACTGGCCACTAGTGATGTGGAACTACTATAACTTACTGTAGTCGCTTGTAAGATAGCGCCTGTACTAGAAATTAATTCAACAGTAGGAACAGAAACAAAGTTTGTTCCTGTGATTGTAATATTGGTAGCCGTACTAGGTATTGCTAATGTAGGGCTAATAGATGAATAAGTAGGAGCTTCTGTAGCTAAGACAACATCGGCAGGTAATCGTGCAGCAGGGACCGTGCCACTGGCAAGATTGGAAGCGTTCATGTTTGATAGATCACTACCATCAACAGTTCCTGTAAGAGCCACTGTCGTATTAGAATCACCTAAGGTTAGAGTATTCGAACTCCTCGGTAATATAGTATCTACTTTAATTTTACTGGTCATCGTGCTGTTACCGGGATTCCTGAACTATCTACAAATGGGTTTTCAGCAAATGCCATGTAAATGTATGTAACGCCATTTGAATTATTACTTGGGTGATTGACTCTCATTTTAAAACCATTAGACAAAAAGTCTATTAGTCCATTACCGTTGTTATATTCTGAAGCACTGTCATTAGCAGCTAATCTGTGGTCGGCAATATTAAAAGTATCTCTTTTATTATCATACATGGTCCACTCGCCTGTGGTTGACATAGGCTTTGTCATAAAAAAAGACGGTCTAAAACCTGTGTATACAAACGTTCCATCAGTGGATCCGTTACCATTGTAGTAATTAAATTTTGAATATCCTATAACTTCTTTAAAACAATAACCGACATAGTTAATACCGTTTTGATTTCTTTGTGAACTACTAGATAACCTTAAAACTGTTGATGTTGGATCATTTTGCATACCACTTCCCGGATCTTGTGCTGCAGTAGTATTTAATCTTACATAATAATCATAGTTAGTTAATCCCGCATGATAAACTTGAAAATGACTGGGTGAATCATTTCTTGCTTTTGTGACAACCATTCTTGGAATTGCACCTAAACCATGTCCCACAGTTGCACCACCTGTAGCGTTTCCTGTATAAGTCACAACGCTAAATCCTGCTGTAGTATTTACTGTTACTGAACTAGTAATTGAACCATCACTATTAGAAGCACTAGATCCACCTGCTCTCCAGTTCCAAGCAACCATACTGTTGCCATTACCATTTGCAGCATCACTTCTACCTACAGTGAAACCATCACTGTCAAAAGCACTAACACCGGGATAATTGTTTCCTCCGGGACCAGTGTCATATTCAGCACCTGATGTATTCGATTGTAATCTTAAATACACACCTCTGTTTGAGTCGCCTAACCAATGCCCTTCGCCATTACTACGAGATTTTAACCACACCCAGTCAGGTTGAAATCCGACACCTGTTATAGCGTGTCCATTAGAACCATTACCCGTGTAAAGAACGGTGTTCATGTAACTACCCCCTTTTCCTATAGGTTGAGTTAAAGACGAAGATAAGTTATTTGAACAAAGAGCTAAAAATCCTGTCGGCACGGAATAATAAAAATCCCCTTCTCCATTGGCATCACTGTTTCCTTGGGCGGTTACATTTCCGCCAAAAGTTCCATCTTGACCAAAATTTGAATTTAAGGTTGTATTATTACCTCTATTATAGACAAGTGGTAAATATGTGCCTGCGGGAATATCTGATTTTGCAACACCCTGTGTTGTGCCATTTTTGTAAAAAGTGATGGAAGTATTGGTTATATCTAAAGCAATGCCTATAATATCTCCAGCAGTCCAAGTAGCACCATAAGCTCCTTGTGATCCATTGTATCTAAAATTACCATCTGTTCTATATATAAGTTCTTTTAGATTATTAGGTGGTTCGTAAGCTTGTTGATTTACGTAAAAACCTACACCATCTGTCGATGATGTAGTGACATTATTTCCTGCTCTTAATTCAAAATACCATTTGCCTGCGCCTACTCCCAAAGTTCCACCTGTAACTTCATTTTCATTCGGAGATGTAGATTCAAGATTTCCTTTAGTCAATGTAGACTTGTCGCTAACTAAAAGAGGATAATTGAATAAAGGATTAAGAGTACAATAAACATTTTCAGGACTATCTTTAACCTGATCTCCACTACCACTTTTTGTAAAATCATTATTATTACCTGAGAAATCTTCACCAAGATCAGAGGCATTTGTAAACTTTAAAAAATATCCATTAGTGCCATACGTAACTGAAGGATTAAGATTTGGTATCCACTGACCATTCGTTGATGTAGAACCAAAAGAAGAAGCCGCATAAGCATAGCCATCTGTAAAATGTAAGTGAGTCATGTAACCATCAAAGTATTCACTTGTGGTTCTTTGATAATATCCTATATCTTGTCTTTCATTTGTATTTATAAATTGTGCATTTGCATTTTGACTTGGATAATCACTTGTTGTTAAAGATGTGACCTGAGAGCCATTAACATATAAAATTGTTCTATCTGATGCTGTACCATGTGTGGAGTCAAATTTTATTACAATATGATACCAAGCAGATGGATCTCTAAAAACCTGAGTTGTAACTAAATGAAAAATAGTTGAACCACCAGCAGTGTGATACGCTTGAAATGTATCATTATCAACAAATCTTATATATAGAAACTTTGAAGTAGTAACATCGTTACTAATAATTCTTTGATAAGAACTCATATTACCACTTCTTTTTACCCAAAAAGAGTATGTAAATTTATTTATATCTGATCCTGATGATATTGTTCTTGCTAAAGATGTACTAGCCATTTTATATAAACCTCATTGACGTATTCATACCAACATTAATCGTCATAGAAAAAGCTCTGTCTGCAGTTTGTGACTCTTGATCTGTTGCTCTGATTGTAAAATTATACGTTGTTGTTGCACTTGCACCACTTTCCGTACCCGCTAAATATACTGTATTTTGTGTGCTTCCTAAAGATAAACCGCCCGGAAATGTTCCTGTTGTTTTACTAAAATCAACAGCAGAGTCTGAACTTGCAGTGATCGCTACATTAATAGACGCACCACTATCAAAAGTTCCTAGTGTTCCCGCAGCCGTTGAGAAACTTGGTGCTTGTGAAATAGTAAGATCTGCATTGGTTGAACGTGTAGCTAGTCCTGAATCATTTTCAATTCTTACATAGTAAGTTCCGTTTGTAGCAATAGTTGCATTTAGAGTAACGCTTGTAGCACTATTTAAGGTAACACTATTAGGTGTGATAATTGCACCTGCAGTGCTGACTAATTCAAAAATTGTTGTTGCTGTGAATCCTGTTCCTGTAACAGTAAAGTCAGTCGCTGTACTTGGTAATGCTGTAGTTGGTGATATACTTGTGTAAGTAGGTGATGCTCCTAATAAGGTAACGTTAGCAGATAATCTTGCATCATTAAGAGTACCTGTGCTTATATTAGATGCGTTCAGTCCTGTGAGGCCACTTCCATCTAATGTACCTACAACATTAATTGTATCGCCTGACTCACCGAATTGCACTGTTGTACCCGACTGAGGAATTATTTTATCTACTTCTATTTGTGACATTAAATTATTACCAATGATCCTGTAACCGTAACGGTTCCTGTAACTGTGACAGGACCTGCGAGAACTCCTGATGCTATTGTTTGATCCTCTGTAATTGTTGTATCATGAGTACTGATAAAGTTTTGAGCTGTCATCGCAGCAGAGGGTGTACGAGATGCAGGAAGAGTACAGATCACTGTTTTCTCTCCTGCTGAAAAATCTACTAAGTTGTCTGAGTTTGATGATGAGATAACGGTTGTTCTTGATAATGTGTCAGGTGTAGCATCGGTGACTGTACCCACGCCTACCTCAAATTGTGCATCTAAAAAAATAGCATAAAAGGTTGTATTGGTTGTTCCAATACCTGCAACAAAAGTTTCAAAACCTTCTACTGCCCCTGCTAAATTCAGGGTACCTGTTCCTGTTGTTGTACTAGTTTCTTTTACACGATCATTAATACTAAAAGCCATTATGCGACCTCTCTGTCATCGACATCTGTCCATACATTATTAGCAGAATCATCGACTTCTGTCCACGTATTAGTATTACTGTCATCTACTGGAGTCCATGCATTATTGACTCCCGGTATCACAGGAGACCATGCGATAACACCGACACCTGTTTGACCAACGGATAAAGCTATTCCTGTAGGTGTAACTAAAGCGGAAGCTGTTGTGGTGACACTGCCTTGAGCAGAACTAATCGCTTGTCCTGTAACAGGGACATCGGCTCCTGCTTGACCTTCAGCCTGACCTTGGACAACGGATAATGCTATTCCTGTAGGTGTAACTAAAGCAGAACCAGTGACATTTTCATCACCAATTGCAGTGGTTAAACTTTGTCCTGTAACGTCAACATCAACATTGGTAAAGGCAACAACATCTCCTTGAGCTGAGGTTAGTGCTATTCCTGTGACAGGAACGTTAGCGTCAGCGGAAACTGTTTCATCACCGATTGCTGTAGATATAGCTTGTCCTGTAACAGAGACAACGGCAGATCCTGTAACAACAGAATCACCAATAGTTGTTTCAATAAGAGCTTCTGCTCCAACGACAATGGTCGTTTGACCACCTGCGGAAATAGAATAAGGACCAATTGCAGAGGATATTGACTCACCTGTTGGGAAAACCGTAATGTCAGGTAAGAAGATAGTGACATCTCCTTCTGCTGGAGTTAGAGATTCACCTGTTGGGAAAGCAGTGACTCCTGCTCCAATTGCAACGGAACCTTGAGCACTAGATAAAACTTGTCCAGTAACTGTAACGTTAGCATCCGCACTAACGGTTTCGTTACCTATAGCTGTACTGAGAGATTGTCCTGTAAGTGTAACAACAGCACTACCAGATATAGTAGCTGTTCCAACAGCAGTGTTTAATGCTTCTCCAGAAAGAACAACTCTAACGTTCTTACTACCTTGAGCACTAAACGAATCTTCAGCAAAGGTTGTAGTTCCAAAAAACATAACTGTATCTTAGCCCAACTACAACAAAAGCTAAATGATTATATTAAGATATTCTTAATATAGCGTTAGATGAATCTGCTGTTGGGAACTGAATTGTAAATGTACCTGATGTTGAAGTCTTCACTGCACCAAAATCTAAAACCATAACTGCTGCATTTGTATTAGTTGTTGCAGTAGTGTTTGCGTTATAGATAACGGCAGCTTGCGCTGAGATTGTTGCACTTGTAAAACTTAAATCACTGAAATCAATGAATGCTGTTGCACCAGATCCTGAGGCACCTGAATTTGTCAATGCTCCACCACCTGCAGCATAAGTACCTGAAGCACCTACTTCGTTACCTGTAATGTACGCAGTAGTAGTAGCACTAAGGGTTGCAGAGTCTGTATACAAAGCAAGTTTAAAGGCGTCTCCACCAGATGATCGAAAATCGTGTTCGCCTTGTAATAGTTCTACTTTAAAACTATTGCAGACTGCTTGTGTAATGGCCATCTTTACTTACCTCCTGGAGTCACTGATTGTAACGGCACACGCAGGACTCCGTCTGCGTATTCGTCTCTTCGTTTCCTGCCCATTTGGGTAACAGATAAACCTTGTACAGCTTGACTGTACTTCTGATCGTATAATTGCACAAATGTAGGATTTTTCAAGTAGGAAAAGGCTTCAGCACATACACCATATATTAAAATTTCAGGAGCATTTGTAGAAAGAAAAGTTGTGGTATTTGTGCTTGATAATCTATCGGGTGTTTTATTATACCAGAGTTCTACTGTATAGGCAGCATCTGGTGTAGGTGCAAATATAAGGGTATTCTGATCCCAGTTTGCATAATAAAATGGTTTTCCTGTGTTATTAATTCTATCTACATTATATTCGTCAATAAAAGTTGTATCTCTTTGTTCTGCCCAAGTACGATCTTTTGTTGTATTATCAACAATTTGAACACCTCTCTCTAAATCAAAATCATCAGGTAAGGTAATAAAAGGACTGCCTATGGTAAAACTTGAAGTAGCAAATTTACGGAAAGCATCAAGATCAAGTTGTTTTTGTACTTTATTTTCAGTGTTAATTATAAATACATTAAGAATAGCATCTGTTAAAACATCAGATCCTACCTCTGTATAGTTTCTAACATTGCTAAGAAGTTCAGTATAATTCATGATATGCTCACAGTGACATTACCAACTTTAGCAGTAATTATCAACTTTTTGATTTCAGTAGAAGGCTGCATTCCATCAGATTCAAATATACTATCACCAGGTGCTCCGACAAATACTGTTACAGGTTCTTGTCTTGCTGGTCTTGGATCATGTAAAGCTACGGCATCTGCAGGATGATAAGGTGGATCTAGTTGTGGATGTTTAGGTTCAAAACATTCAGGACATGTAAATAAACCATTCCATTCTTGTCTTAGTTCAAGATATTTATATTGTTGACCACATCTATCGCAGATAGCTAGTGCAAATTTACCGTTTGCAAAAGTCATTTTACCCTACATAAAAGTCACGAGGCACAATGTGCACTGAAGTAGATTGACTATCTTCTGTTAATGCTCTTTGTAATTCTGCTTCGTATCTTCTTTCTAATTCTTGTGAACGTTCAGGAGCCACCTCTTGTGATGTGTAGTAGGCTAGTCCTGAAACTAAACAAGGTAAAAATCTGTAAGGAGCATCAGGAGTATTAGTGTAAACACCTGCATCTTCGATTCTTCCTACATAATAATAATTAATTTGTGTGTCAGTTGTATTAGGTGTTTGATATAATGTTATCGTAACATTTGATAAATTTCTTCTTACATAGTATTGACTAGGTGTACCTTGAGATGTTTTATTTGGAATATTTTCATACTCAGATCTAGAAATTTTAGTCATACTGGTATCAGTAGAACCATTTCTAAATACAACCTCCAATACATCAGATGCATCAGTGGGTGCTGTGTAAGTGTCAGTCCCCGCAGTTAAATTTGTTGTGTTGTTTTTTACTTTCCAAAGGTGAATACCTCGGTTGCCCCATTCAGAGAAAAGTAAATTAAGATTATCTCTTGCTGCGGACAGTTGATATCCTGTGCGCACATCCATACCACAACGGGCATAGGCACGCTCAACAAGCCTATCAATACTTAAATCAAATGCTGTGGTTCCCGAGGTAGCCATAAATTATTTTTTCTTCTTGTTTTTCTTCTTTACTTGTTTTTTTGCTTTACCGCCACGTTTCATAGCAACAGGCTTACCGCCTCTTTTCATGGCTTGTTTTTTCATTCCCATCATGTCTTTTCTCCTTTTTAAAAAGTTTTTCGTAGTCGTTTTGCCGAGTTTTTACGACATCATCATAATACTCAGTTGGCCAATTTTTATAATAACCTATCTTATGTAGTTTGCAACTTGCTTCATACAGCTGTTTGTATTTTTGCACAAGCATCATACTGTACATATACTCAGGTTCCCAATCACACTCCTCATGTGGATTTACAAGAAATTCTTGTTCTTCTACAGTAGCAGGGTTGCTGGGATGAAACCCCATAAAATATACATCTCGTTTATTATAGGTTTTATTGTAAAAATCTATCTTATCTTGAAATTGTTCAGCATCATATTGTTCCCAATAAGGGTCACAAAATATAATAATATCGTGTTGTTTTTTATTCCAATCCTTTAATACATTTGTAAGATGCTTCTCATATTTTGTTTTATCAGGTCTCACCTCTATACGAAGCTTATTATCTCTTCTCCATTTTGCAGCAAAAGGACATGCTGGGAAACCTAAATGTTGATTCATTGGTTCTAAGACATTCTTAGACCAATTGATTACATCACTTTTTATTTTTTCTGCTAGTTTTTTTCGAGACAATTGTTTTTACATTAGTGGGTTTTCCACCTGGATTGCCAGCAGCACGTTTTCTTCGTACTGCTGACGCTTTCTGAGATGTGCTCATACCTCTAGCCTTAGCTATTGGAACACATTTTGGATATTTTCTTTTTGAACCTTTAGACCTACCGCAGGGTTGGTATTTACCATCTTTTTTAGGTGCACCTATGTCCACCCATTTTTCTTTCACCCAAGCACGTAAACCTTTTTTTGCCATTACCAGATTTGGTTATAAATAGCCCATAGAACAACTAATACAAAAACACCAGCAATTGCCTTGCCTTTTTTGTTTAAGCCATTCCACTTATTCCATAATTTTACCATGATTTACCTCCTTAACTGAGTGTGGTTTCTTTCCTACGTATTACTCCACCACAAGCAGCAGCTATAATTTTACCGCCTCTGGCTTTTCTATTTGCAGAAACTTGTTTTCTAGATTGAGATATTTCGTTTACAGATCCACCGAATGCTTTCTTCTTTGGCTTCTTTTTACCACCAGGTGTTATTTTTCCAGAACATACTCCACTAGCATACATATTAGCATATGCGCTAGGGTAGACTGAAAATTTACGCTTTGCGGCGGCTTTTCCTTTTGCGCAAAGTTTTCCCATTTTTTTTACCTCCAGGTTTCATGATTTGTTGTTTCATTTGTGCACGTCCTATAGCCATTAAAACTCACTATAGTTTTTAATTAGAAATTCTTCCATCCAAGCCATCTTTTCATCAATTGCTTGAATTTGTACTTTTATAACGGCAAGATCCTGTTGCATTTCTGCAACACTATCTGCTTTAACTTCTACCGCATTTAAACGTTCTGACCACATACCCCATGTCATGGCTAAAGTGCCAAATAGCACTAGATAGGGTAATACTGTTCTAATTTCTAGTTTCATTTTGTTTTAGCACTCATGTTACTTAAAGGGTTATTTAAAGCCTTATTGATTTGTAAGTCAAGGTTTTCTTCTATGAGTTTTAACTCATCAAATATCTCTCTTGTATCAGCTTTTTGTCTGTCCTCAATGTCATTTACAATTTCGGTGATGTGACGGATGTCATTACTAGCGTTACGTAAATCCAGCTTCATATCTCCTTTAAGGTCACGTGCTACAGAAGCTACTAGGTTAATTTCATCTAATATCATATCTAATTCTGATTTTAAAACTGCTATTTCTTCATCATATTTAGATAAATCAGGAGCTGTGTATTCTTCTATCTTGGCTTTCATATCAAGATAATCATCATAAAACTTATATACTGTCCAACCACCACCGATGATTGCACCTAATAGCGATAAGATAATAAAGAATTTTCCTCCAGAAAACTTAATTCCCTGATACTCAATACTGGCCATTTATCATCTCCGTAATTGTATTTTCTTGTGCCATGTTAAACAAAATACCATACTGATCTTCTATTGTCTTGTTTAAATATTCAGTAACGTTTGTATCTTGTATATATGCTTGACTATCAAAAAAGGTTTTTGTATTGCCAAGTATCTGCATCACAATTAATGTTTTCATTTGAGCAGCATCATCATATTTAGCTTTATCATCTATTTTTTTAACGATTTTAGTAGCAGCTTTCTCTTTTTTTGTTACTTTAGGTTTAGATGATTTCTCTTCTTTTGGCTTTTCTTCTGGATCTTTTTCTTTTTCTTTTGGTTGCAGTTCTTTTTGTTCTGATTCCTGTGGTTCTTCTTGAGATTCTTCGATAGTCTCTTCTTCAGGTTCAGGTTCTACAACTACAATTTCTTCCATTTCCATTTCGATTTCCATCTCTACCTCTGTTTCAACCTCGACAATTTCAGGCTCAGGATCAGGTAAATTAATTTCAATTTCAGCTATTTCTAATTCAACACTTGCAAGTGTTACATCTTCTACTTCAGGTTCTACAGGAGTGAAGGATATCTCTCCTTCTTCCATACTAATATCATTATATTCAAACACTTCTTCAACAAAGTCTAATTCAACAGGATTAAAGATTTCTAAATAATATATTTCTTCTAAAGTTGTAATGTGTTGAGTAATAATAGTATTAATTACATTATAAAAAACATTAATGCTAACATCATCAAACATTGGACCAATGGCCATGTTGATATCTCTTCCACCAACCTCAACAATTATTTTATCTAATACGCCACTGAAATTGAAAGAACCGTTATAAGATTGGTAGCCTGTTGATACTCCAGATTCAGACAAGACGTCAGTGCCTGAAAAGACTGAAGTAGTTCCATTAAATCCTGAAACGTGCATGTATATTCTATCTTGAGCATCTTGTTTATCTACTTCAATTGAGTATTTGACTTCTCCACCGTTATCTATTTGTAAATCTGATATGTCAATGGTGTTGAAAAATGTTGTACCCATACCATCAACACCCATATTAGATGTTGAATTACCACCGCCTGTTATCTGTGCACATTTATCTGAACCTAACTGTCCGCAACTATTACCACTTGGTATACTTGCAGGACCTTGACCTCCCCAATCATAATCCATATCACCTTCTTTGTTTGTAGTGACATAATCATTACTACCATCAAGAATATCTCCTGAGTCTTCATTAGTGACGGTGGTGGTAGTAGTAGTTACTGTTGTAGTAGTAGTTGTAATTATTTCTGTGCCTTTGTCTTCTTCAGTAATGTCAATTTGTGTATCTTCTGTAATAGTTACTCCAGGAATACAAAGACCTTCTACATCAGGAAGACAATCAGCTTTAGAATAAGAGCAATAAAGAAAGAGCCATAAGACCAAAATTCTTAATATCATTAAAATCTCCTTCTGGTTTTTCTTCTACGCTAGCTTGTAGATATTCAGGTTTATATCTACTGCCATCTGGAATTTGATTAGGATTTTCTTCCCAATATGCTGCAGCTTCAGCACCAATTAAACCTTTTACAGGACACGGAGTCCCCGCATCCATCATGCTTGTCCAGACACGAGGGTCTTGACAAAGTAGAGCAACAGCCGACACTTTCATTCCAAAAGCGTACTGACTGCGAGATAGCTTGAGAAGCTGACATAGTTCGTCATCTACCAAAACGCCTGTAGCTAAACCTAAAACATTATTTTGTATACTTCCGCCAACGCCCACTTTACATATATCTGAATTAGAGTTTGGAATTACAGGTGCATTTGCTGTTGGAGGTGTATTATTAACCACAGTGCTCGACACGGTATTCGTCTCAGCTTTTATATCAGTTATTGTAGCTACTAATGTGAAGAAAAAGAGAAGTGTTAGAAGTAGTTTCACCTAGCATCTCCATCTTTTTCTTGCTTGTCGTAATCTTGAATTCGGATCTTTAGCTGCTTTGGGAAATTGTTTCATTTGACCAGCAGATCTAGCACAGTAAGATTTTCTACGTTTTGCAGCTTTACTACCTTTCTTTACTTTACCTGTAACAGCAGTTTTTAATTTAGAACCAGGATTATCTGCCCTGTATTTCTTTACTCCTGCTTTAGTCATTCCCGCCCCAGATTTAGTGGAGCGGAAATATTTTTTAGTTTTTGGTGGTTGCTTATCAGCCATATTCTACCTTAGCAATAGAAGAACGTCACCGCATCGATATTTGTTAAAACAGAAACATTAATGTCACTGACACGAATACCATTAGACGGGATATTTACTGAGTGCGTAGTAGATGCGTTGAAATCAAGATCAACAACAGTAGAACCACCATTACCATCGGTAACGGTGAGTCGAGGCGTGCCTGCCGCTGTTTTCAACTGTATCTGGCGGATACGTGCAGGACCAACACCGACAGAGCCGGTAGCAGTAATGCGTTTTGATTTTACGTCAGAATCAGCCATTATTTATCTCCTTACGCTATTGTTGCACCTTGAACTGAAGTTGCGACCCAACCAATAGTGCTATTCCAAACTAAAGTAGCTGATTCAGCTACTGCATCGAACGTAATTGTAGTTCCATTTGCAAAAGTAGTTGGAGTTAAAGTCCCATCTCCACCATCAACAATCATGTTAATAATTTTAATTTGACCTGAAGTTGTACCATCAGCTAAAGTTAATGCATCAGCTCCAGTAGTAGTTAATTCAGTTACTAAGTTAGTTAGATCAACTGCACCAGCACCTGATAAAGTTTGAACACCACCTGTAATACTTTTGCCGTATGTAGCATTAGTTGTGATTGCTCCTGTAGTTGCGTTTTTTGTTACAAAATCGAAACCGTTTTCGGATCTGACTGGACCTGAAAATGTTGTATTTGCCATTATAAACCTCCTAGGTTGTATAGACCGATCACATGGTCTCTATACCGTCTGACTAGCTCAGTCCATGTAATCTATTATGCTAGTTCTTAATTAGTACCATAAAAAAAGGGGGCGTGAAAGCCCCCTCATAAGTTTATTTATTGTGCGGACTATGCAGCACCTGGAGAACCAAATACACATCTAGGATCTGAGAAACCGAATGAGTATCTCTCTCTAGCTTTGTATCTTACGTTACCAGTATCAAAGTCACCTTCCATAGATGTTCTAATTGGGGATCTTTGGAATAACTTAAATCCATTAGGAATGTCAGTCTTGATAAAGAATGCATCTGGATCTGTTAAGTAGTGGTTTACAACATAACCTTCAGGAATCATGCCCATATTTCTTGTGGCATTGATATCATTATCTGCTGTTCCAACTCTTAACTGTGACTGTGTAAGTCTTTCAGCTACGAATTGTAACTCAGAAGGAATGATAAGCTTTCTTCCCTGTGTTGAAATTAATAAACCTCTTTCGTCAACAAATGCAGCGATGTCTATTAAAGACTGCTCCAATGAAGTTTCGTTTAGGTCAGCAGCAGTTCCTAATTCGTTTGCGAATGTTCCTGCTACAATTGGGTGTACTGCAGAGCAAAGTTCAACGCCGTCACCACCAGCAAAGTTACCATCAAACGCATTGTTTAATACGTTTGCAGCTTTAACCTGCTTAGTGTTTGCCATGGAACGTGCAAGTGCTTTTGTGTATCTTGCTGAGATTCTGTCATAAAGATTATCTTCAACAGCTTCTTCAGTGATTGCAAAACCAAGTGCAATTGTTTCATGTGTGTAACGTGCTGTGAAAGTTTCTGTCGCATTGTCATAAACAATTGACCCACCTTCACTCTTTGTTCTCGCATTACCAAAACCTGATAACATTACTTCTTCTTCGAATGCTCTGTCGGAAGATTCTGTATCAAATATTTGTGAATGCTCTGCATCGTAACGTCCGTACTCCAGGCCAAATAGTGCGTTTAGACCGGGCTCTAACTCTTTAACGAGTTGACTTCTAGATATAGCCATAGTTTAACCTCCTATACGCCTGTTGTGTCTGTTAGTGAGTGTAAGTTAATCTTAACTTGAATCGCTGCATTTGCTGCAGTGAAGTCAGAATTTTCAACATCAGTTGAAAGTCCTACAACTCTAAAATTAGCGCCAGCGTTTGTAGTAAAAGTGCTACCGTCAACAACAACGTTTGAGATTCCATCAGTTGATGAACCTGCACTGTATGTTGCGATGTTACAGTTTGTACCTACTTGCGCTTGACCGCCGTTAGTGTCGTCAACTTTGACCTCGAATACTACATTCGGATCATCAATGACGTATGCTTTAATATCATCAGCTGCTATGCTGCCTGGATAGTGGTTACTCCAAGTTGGTTTACCTGTTGTTGGATCAGTGTATTCACAACCATTAAAAATACCAATAAGTTCAGCACCAGCAGTTGAACCGACATCAATAGCACCATTTGCGACCAATATTACAGGGTCGCCTTGATATATCGCGGAACCTTCATTATTCCCGATTTTGTACTCATTCTGGCCTTGACCATTGTAAGCAGCACCGAGCATCTTGACAGGCTTGAATCCGTAATATCCAGCTTGATTTGCCATAGTTCTTCTCCTTTATTATTAAGTGTGCTTTATTCGGTCTTCTTAGGACCTCCAAAAGACACACGACTCTGCCTATCAACATTGACAGGCATGCTTGGATGTTGTTCCCTTAAAGGATCTGTTTCCCAAGCTTCAGTCTGTTGATCAGTCTTTCGCTTGTAGTGAGCATTACGCTCTAAAACAGTTTCTTCAGGGATTCTTGCCAATAGCAAGTCACCTACGCTGATGACACCCTCATAAGCTTTGATACTTCCATTGTAAGCAGCGTATAAATTGCCGGAATATTGGTCAGCTCTGACTAATTCCCAGCCCTCTCTGAGTCTAGCGTTGATATTTTTAGTATCATCCGCTCCATTTACACGATGACGAAGCCATCTTTGCTTATATCCATCAGGACATGGTGGTGCGTCTAGTTGAGACGGTGGCTGCCAAGGTTTTCTACGTTCCTCGGTTGCCCTTGTTTGTGCACTTCTTGGTGTTTTATTATCTGTCATGTTGTACCTCCTAAACGTACTTAGCATATTCACTTAGAGGAACTCCAAGCTTATTTGCTATTTTTACCTGACTAGGAGTTAACCTAACAGATTTGCGCCCACTGGTTGCAGACCTTGATGCAGAGGCAACGGGTTGGGCGATTTTGTTGCTTCTGGTAGCCTGATCCTCGCCCTTCGAAAAGGACTCTGGAAACTTGTTTTTAACTCTATTAGTTAATTCATCATAGTAGTCATCTGATTCAGTGTCAAACCCTTCTGCTACTAAACCACGATGAATTCTTTGAGCAAAATCAGTCATTTCTTCATCTTGTCTAAACCACGTATTCTTTTCAGCCCAAGCTAATGCTTTAGATGAAGGTTGTGGTCTACTTTGTGGTTGTTGAGGAGTTGACTGTTGATCAATTTCTTTTTGAAATTGTTCATATTCTTGCTCTTTTTTTGACTTTGTAACTCTAATTCTTTCAGCCTCTAAATCTAATTTAGTTAAAGCTTGGCGAGCTTCTTCTTCAAGTTGAAAATCACCAGCTTCTCTAGCTCTTATCAAATTTTGACGTGCAAGATCAGAAGCCATTTTATTTCGTACTTCACTTTCAGACATATAACCTTTGTCAATGTCATAAGTTTTCTTTTTAGCTTCTGATAGTTCTTTTTGAACGTTTTGAGCATACATGAAAGCAGCCTCTTTTTCTCTTTCGGCTTCTCTCAATTTCCAAGTCATTTTATCAATTCGTTTTTTGACTTTATCTGAGTATTGATCCATTTCACCTTGTTGTTCTTCTTCCTGAACTTCAGGCTTTAAAGGATCTTTTTCTTCAGTTTTTACTTCTTCATACGTGTCGGGTTTTACTGTGCCGTGAGACTTATCTTCAAGTTCTATTTCAGCACCTTCACCTGACGTATCCAAATCGACCATTTTGTCTTTCTGAGCAGATGTTATTTCTGTTTGCATGGTACCTCCCATGTTATAGTATTGTTAGTATGTCCTCTGGATTATCCACTGTGCCGAGTATCTCGTCATCATTGAGTAATCTTACTTCCCCACCTTCAATTTTAAGTCTAGATCCTGCGTATCTGCCAAACACAACCCAATCACCTTGTTTACACCAAGGACCATTAGGAAACTTTTCTTTATCTTGATATGCATCTGCACCGACTGCTAAAACCATAGCAACAGACGCTGTTAATTGTGAGTCTTCTAAAGTCTTATCCGTTAAAATAACTCCACCTTTAGTTTTTTCTTTTGCTTTAAAAGGTAAAACTAAAATTCTCCAACCAACAGGTTGTGGAAGTTTTTCTAATTCTTTTTTATCTTCTGCTACGCCCTGTGAAGGGTTTGCCATTTTTTTCTTTATGTCCTCAGGGACATATAAAGTCTTAGTCATCTATTTTCTCCTCTTGATCCAGCAGGCGAGAAATTTCCTGTTGGCATATGTCAAGCATATGTAACTTTCCTTGAATATACTTGTAATCTTCAAAGTTTTCAACCCCTTGTGTCAAATGTTCATGAAGTTGTTCTTTGAGTGTTTTTAGTTCTTTTTGATAATTATGAATTACAAAGATGCTCATACGTAAGCATTAACTCCTGGTATTCTTTTTTCAAAAACTTTATTTTGTCCATCTTTAGCACAATGCCATGTTTGTTCATGACCTTGATTAACTCCATAATTATTCCTTTGCATTTTACCTAAGCCTGATTTTACTGCTTCAGCTACTGAATTAAGAGCATAGTCATCACCAACCATAACACCCGTTTGTTTTAGTTTAGGCCACCAATTGATAATATCATCTTCGACAGCGTCATATTCATGTGCACCGTCAACCATAATATAATCAACAGATTCGTCTTTAAATTGATTTAAAATTTCTTCTGAATCCGATCTACCTTGACAAGGTATAACCATATTTCTTCCAATAAAAAATTGTAAATTATCTTTGAATATTGATGAGAAGTCTTTTGGTAGTTTTATATTAGCATGTTCTGTTGAACCTTCAAAAGTATCAACGCAATATATTTTTACATCTTCTTTTCCCGCATTGTAAAGAGCGGTTGCAAGATAGTGTGTCGATCTACCTAGAAAAGATCCAATTTCTACAATGACACCATCATCGGCTATTTGATCTACAACGATGTCGTAAGTTTCTGAGTAATTGAACCACCCAGGTATCGTAAAATAGGTGTGTTTCATAGTTAAGAATATCCTTATTTGTTTGTCTTAACTATTTGTATCTTTTTATAATTAATTTTCAACCCTTGTGGTGTTGGTCCTCTTTTAGGAGGAACTGTTGTTGTTAGTTTCTGTTTCTTCATGTTCGCATATGGTGCATTCGCACATACAAGTTGAACAACAATGGCATAAGCAGTCACACTTTATGCATTTTGTTGTCATTTCTTTTTAGTAATTAAACCCATAGCACCTTTTGCCCCCTTGATGCCGAAGCTGGCCGAGCAGGCGATATATAAGAGATGCTTATAATAATCAGGGAGTGAGTGTAGTGCCTCAAACCCTGCTTTAATGTGTGGAGTCCATCCGGGAATAAACACTGCCACCGCTGGAACCAACAAGCATATTAAAATTAGTTCGTCTTTCCACGATCCCTTCATTTGGTCAACTGCAGTAGCCTCCCAGCTAATTTTTCCTGCTATTTGTTGTTCTTTTAAGCTTTTTTGTGCCTTAATTTCAGTCAAAGCAAGATCCGCTTTTGCCTTTTTAGTCTCTACAAAGCCAGTAACAGCGTCTTTAATCATTCCAGCTACTGGACCAGCTAATAAACTAATCATTTTGACCTCTATTTGGTTGATTTTGACGTTGTATTGCTACATCTGCACGTAAATTAGCTAAATCATAGTCTTTTTGTAATTTTTTAGCGTCAAAAGCTTGCTTGTAATCAAATTGATTCTCTTTTAATGCTTGATTTTCACCTTTTAGTTGAGCTTGCATCTCCATTTCAGACTGTTTTAAAGCTAACTCTTGTTGTTTGAGTAAAACAAGAGGATCCATGTTTTGATCCTGCATAGATTCCTGTTCTTCCGTAACCATTTGTTCTGTAATTTTTACAATTTCATTATCTATTGCAGTTGCTCTTTGAGCTTGTAGTGCTTGTAAAGCCTCTGGTGGTACTTGTTCACCAAATTGTTGACGTAATTTTTCTGCTTCTTCTACCATTGCTTGATCAACAGTTTGTGTAGCAAGTAAAGAAGTATGTTGCATGATGTGAGAAACTAAATTCATAACTGCCATTGGATTAGCTTTCACTAAAACAGATGACATAAATGTTCTGTGTGCTTTAATGTGAAGTTCATGATTTTGTTGTGGAAAAGCTTGTAAAGGAGCACCACGTAAAACAACACTATGTTCCATAGCTGGATCTTGTGGTTGAGGTTGTGGTGGTATTGGAAGTATTTGTTCAATATCTTTAATACCTAAAGCTATATACATTCTTCTGTAAGCTTCTCGTAAATTATGCATCTGAGGGTTACTCTGGGCAAGTTGTAATTGGTTTTGTGCTAACGTCACACGTTGTGACATGGAGAAAATATTTGGATCTGATACAGGTAAGATATCTATATTGTCATCAAAATCGAGAGCCTTAATTTGTCTAGGTCCACCTTGAACATTAAAAGGATATACAGGTGGAAGAGCTACTTTAAAAATTTTAGCTAATAACTTAAATTCTTTCTTTTGAGCAAAGTGTAATCTTTTGTGAACAGCAGACATAACTTTTGTGCCACGTTCCATAAGAGCCATGGTGGTACCCACAGGAGTTTGTGATTTACCTATTTCAGATGTTTGCATATCTGCAACGGTTGCAAATTGTTTTGCAGCATCTACACAGAAGCCTAGTAGTTGCATAAGAACTTGGTCAGGACCTTTGTAAGGTAAAGGCATTAATGCTTCACGAATAATTCCATTAGGTGCATCAACATCTCTAAACTCACCAGGTTGTAATGGTTGATCATCATCACGTATTCTTAAACCACGTGACTTATAACCTGCTGGTAGATTAGATAAAGTACCTGCATCTAATAGTTGTCTTAATGCTGTTGTGGCAGTTCTTGTCAAACCACCAATCATGTGGATTAAACCAAAGCCATAAAAACCTAAACCCGGTAAAAACTTGTAGTGAACAAAATATTCATTTTTCCTTTTTAGTGGATCTCCTTCAACATAATTTCTATATATAGATAAAACTTTATTTGACGATCTATCTATAGTAACAACATAAGGTAGCTTAATTCCACTAGGTTCGCCATCCTTTGGGTTTAAATCTTCAAAACCTTCTAAATCTAAATCAACATGCATTTCATATAATTCAGACATGTCATCCATTTGATAGCTGTTTGGATTTACACCATCTATTCTATCCATTTTTTCTTGAAGACCTGACTCATCATCACCATCGTATGCTTGTAAATCTACGTCACGATAGAATCCAGAAACTTGTTTCTTTCTCAAATCGTTCATAGACATTTTTACAATTTGTGAAATTCGATCACAGCTGTCTAAGTCTGATGCTCCGTAAGGAACAATAATATCTTCTGCAGGAATAAACTTTGATGTAGCTCTACCTTGAACTTCATCATAATAAACTTTTTTAAATGCACTTCCTGATAAAGGTAATTGAAATAACAATTGATCCATTTCAGGATTATAATCTTCCATGACATGAGTAATCTCATAATTCATGTATTCTTTTACACGTTCTGCTGCTAATTGAAGTTGTTCATTGTTTGCACCAACAACTTGAGTTCTAACAGGACCATCACTAGGTAATAATTCAACATAAGCCATCGCTTGAAATTGTGTAACAGCTTGAGCTAAGACAGGATGATTAACGCTTGCAGCACCTCTGAATGGTCTGGTGCGTTCTTCATATTTGAAACCTAATAAATCTAAACCTTTGGTATAAGCAGTTTCCCAATCTTCTCTAGAGGATCTGTCATTTTCGACTTTATCCATAAGGTCATTAGAAAGAGATTGTAAATACCCTTCATCTAAAATTTCTGCTAAGTTTGAATTGAATCCTGATTCTTCTGGTATGTCTACATCACCAACTATCGCTGAACCATCTTCAATTATTTCTACACTATCTTCTACTTGATCAGGAGATAGATTCACCTCTATTTGACTGCCTACTTCTTCAATATCAATTTTATCATCACCTCCAGGACCAATTGCTTTTGCATCGTTAATGTCGCTTGGATCACGTGATGAGCTGTTAAATTTATCTACCATATTCGCCGTATATATCTGTTATAGAAACTAAACTATCTTTATCAATAGTTCCACCTGATTTTTTCTTAAATAAGTACATTGGTTCTTCCAATTTGGAAGGATCAAATGATATAGTATACATATCAATTGCGCTAGGGTTATATTCCATAATCTTTATAAGTGCATCATCTGCGCTTTCACCTTCTTTTAAAGGTATCATACGATATCCTACATCCGTGGCATCTCCACGACCTTCTACAAGGTAGTAATCCATCATTTGACCTGGTGCAATTTCTCTAGTCAAAACTATTGTACCTGGTTCATTTACTCCACTTGCAATTCTAGTTATTTCCTCATCATAATATTTGTCCCTATCCGCATCTGATATTTCTTTTCTAGTTTCTATTTGTTTTAATATCTGAAACTCTCCGTCTGGATTTTTATTAAGAAATGTCACACCACGATTAGTTTTACTTGAATCAATAATCTTTTCTACATTTAATGTACCATCATACTTTTTTGCAATGTTCTTTAATTGTTGAACACCTACTTTGTCATACAAGTTTTGAAACTTCTTTTTTGCTTCATCCGAACTCTTACCCCAACGAGGGTTAGCACCTATATCAGCAGGCATAATAGCCACTCGATCGATATCTTTTTGTTTTGCTGCTTTGATTGTTGATTTAATTAATAGATCTACATAGTCTGCTTGTTTATTAAAAGGTATGGGTGGAAATGATTCTAATGTTTTCATATTATAACCACTTGGTAGATAAGTATCTGTCTCTCCAATTCGTTGTAATTCCTCTCGGTTGCTTGTAGAGGGTACTTTAAAATCTTTAAGCTTTTCTTGATAGTTTGAACTTCGATTCATGGACATCAAGTCATCAAGAATTTTTGTTTGTTCTTGTGCTAAATCAAAAATCTTAGTCTTGTAAGCAGGGTCTGTGTATTGCTCAACGTTTGCCATACTTAGTTTGTTAATATCATCTTGTATTGCATTTAGGTTGCGTGTTTTTTCTGGAATTAATTCTTTCGCAACAATGTTAGGGAAAGGTTGAATTAAATTATCTTGTGCTAAGTCATTTAATAGACTCTCTGGATATTTTTGATCAAACTGTCTTAATTTATTTGTGGCATAGTCAACGTTTCCGGGACCCAAGTTTCGAGCCTGTTCTACTTGATTAACTAGATCGGCACGTTGTCTTTTCAGTGCATTAACCATTGCAAACAAGCGTTCTTGTTCTTTACGAACTTCGGTTAGCATATCAGTTTGCATTTCTTGAATGACTGCCACTTTTTGATTGTCAGCATTCTTGTATGTTCCTACACGAGTGAAACCTAAAACATTCGGTTCTTGATAGTGTCCTGAATTAACAAAAACTTTTTCTTGTCCGGGTAGTTGAGGGACGTTAACTACAACTTCAAAATACTCATCCGCAGCTTCATCAATTTTAGCACTACCTGCACCTTTATGTCTTGCTCTTCCTTGATCTGCATCAAAGTCTAATAAATCTCTTCCTGTGCTACCCGGCACAAAAGTTTCAGCAGGGTCTCGTCGAGTGGATTCTTTCACACGCACTTCTAAATTACCTAAGGGTGACATGTCATAGAGACTTTCTAAGTCTTGTTTTGTAATTTTTTTGTTAGGAAAAAACTTTTCAGTATCTTCTAGATATTGCAAAATTCCTGTATCCATCATTTCTGCTTCAGGAACTTTTCTTCCTTTAATTAAAAATTCTCTCCAACCTTGAGGTGTTGAAGCCTTCGGTGCATTTTGACTATTGAGTTGATCGAGAAAAAATGATTTGAAAAAGAAATCTTGTCTTCCTGCAGGCAACGGTGCAATCTCCTGTGAACCTGTTGGTGCCGGTATAGGATCTCTTGCTTCTTCTATTTGTTTCACATTAGATGGTGTTGCCATCGCTTTGGGTTTTTTGAAAACTTTAAAGAGATTCAATAAATTTGCTGCTTGTAAATTACCTGAATCTACGGCTTCTTGAAAATAGTCTTGGTCTACTGCAGGGTCAGGTGAGAATTGTTGTTGATTAATATTTTGCAACGGATCACCGCCCATGGCCATACGTACAGGTTTGACTTCTCCACCTTTTTTCATTTTTAAGTCATCAATTATTTCTACAGGTATATCTTCATCAATAAAACCTGAAGCAAGATTAGTGGGTCCACCTTTAGGTTCAACTTTTTTAGGTTTGTAATTTTTTTGTTTTGAGATTTGTTTAAAATGATTTTCTAAACTTTCTATTAAACTTATTAAGCCTGGTTGTTCTTCAATACCTACTTTTATAAATTCATCACCCTCTAAACCCTCTGGTAATATTTTTCCATATGCTACCGTTCCTAATTTTTTTGCACGCTTATCTAATAAATTTAATGCTTCTTGTTGAATAGGTGTTAATTTACCACCCTGTTCATTTGCAGCGTTTATAATTTCTTTAAATGAACTTTCAATTTCTTGATGAGATAAAATATTTGTTCTTGCAAAAGAAAGTCTCGATGAACCTTTTAGTCCACCAACTCCTTGAAATTGTCCTTTAACAGTTCGAAGAGGAAAATTATGTGATATTTGAAGTTTAAAATCATTTACATTTAAGTTTTTAAACTGCTTTGGAAAACGTTTTTTATAATCATTAAACATTTCTTTAATGATTTTGTCTCCCTGTATTCTCTGTTTATCTAAAACTTTTATTGTATCTAAATCTTCTGCAAACTGTTTTTTCCAATCAATGCCTTTCATAAAATCAATAAACTTTTCTCCAAAAAGTTTTGGGTCAACATCTGGAGATAAGCCTAAATTTTCAGGTTCAAGACTTCTAAATAAACCGTCAAATAAAACAGCTTCCTCTCTATCATCACCCATCATTTTTGCAGTTTTAGTCAACCCTAACTCTTTTTTGTTTTTATTCATTATAGTTGTAAGACTTCTAAGTCTGTCACCTGGAGTAGAAAACTTAGAAAATATTATTTTTTCAGTAAGTTCTGGATTTTTTTTTCTTGCTTGATCAATACTATCTCGAGTAAATCCCTCTTCAAATAGTTCCTTAAATGTTTTTTTGCCTTTTAAATTTTCTAAATATTTCCCTGCTTCTATAAAATTAGCTTGTCTAGGAATAAGACTTTGTAATTCTTCAATAGGAAATTCAAGTTGTGTATAATCAAAATTTGTATCAGGACTTTGTCTTAATAATTCATTAGTTCTATTTTTATCTAAACCATATTTATTTGGACCTTGGTTTGGTTTTAATTTTCCTGATTTAATGTCTTTAATTGTTTTATTTAATTTTTTAAAATCATATGGACTAAATTTTCTAAAACTTACAGATTTTGGTCCCATATCAGCTTCTCTCATAACACCTGCAGGTGTAAATCCTCCACCTGTAATAGTCAAAATTTCTTGTGTCTCAACAGGGAATTGTTTTTGTAATTCTGGATCTTGAGCCATCGTTTTTAAATTAGTTTTTCCAAACTTCTTTACTCCTAGGGTTGCTAATTTTTTAAAAACGGCTGGCAGTAATGCAATATCGGTTATATCAATTATACCCATCGCAACACCCATTCGCTCATTGTCGGGTAGGTCATAGTAATCAATACCTGCACGAATATTTTGTGATCCTTTGACTAAATCACTATACATAAATCCAGGTATCTTTCCTAATGCTTGGCTCGGGGTCA